TCGGCCACGCTGACACCGAGACGCTCGATCTGCCAGACTTTGATCCATTCGCTAGATACACGGTGCGGATGCACAAGAAGTCACTGCCACACTACACCGACAACGTAGACTTGGTGGGCTTGATCCGGCTCAAGACCTATGTTCGAGGTGATGGCGACAAGAAGCGGGCGATCAGCACAGGCGACCGGGAAATCATCTGCTTCCCGCAAGCCTCGAGCGTGACGAAGAACCGTTTCAACATCACCCAGCCGCTGCCGTTCACCTTTGAGAGCGGCAACCCTTTTGAAGCCTTTGTAGCAAAGTAGGAGAAGAGAATGAGACTGAATGGATTCGATGCGACCACGGTGGAGCCGAGTGCGCCACGCGAAACGATCCCGGCTGGCAAGTACAAGGCCGTCATCACGAAGTCGGAAGAGCGCCCCACCAAGGCACAGACCGGCTCAATGCTGGTGCTCACCTGCCAGATCATTGAAGGGCCGCACCAAGGCGTAAGCCTGATGGACAGGCTCAACCTCAACAACCCGAATAAGACGGCGGAAGAGATTGCCCAGAGGACGCTCTCGGCCATCTGCCGGTCGGTTGGTGTGATGATGCCGAACGAGAGTTCGGACCTCCACGACAAGCCGATGATGATCACGGTCAAGGTCAAGCCAGCAGAGGGCAACTATCAGGCATCGAATGAGATTGCCGGATATGAGCCGTGCGAAGGTGGCGCACCGGCGGCTGCACCTGCGGCTGCTGCGGTGCCACCCTGGAAGAAGAAGTGATGGACAGGCTTATGCGGAAAAAAGAAGTCCTTGCTGCTATCGGCATGAAAGCAACATGGCTTCATTGTGAAGTGAACTCAGGCCGATTTCCAAAGCCTGTGAAAGTTGGAGCGCGCGCGGTTGCTTGGCGGCGATCAGACATAGAGAAATGGCTCAACGCAAGAACTTATGTTCTTGTTAGCAATTGGAAAGATGATCGCTAAAGCAATGGCAAAGCGGGGCGGCTTCATTAAAAGATGGGGTCGCCCCAACTATCAAGGGAGGATACATTGACAACCGACACCTATGCAATCGAACGCTTCATGAAGCAGCAGCTAGACGGCAACTTCTGGAGTTTCGATGTCGAAGGCCGCATCGTCTGGAACGATGTGCCAGTTGACTATATGCCGCAATTCAAACGCTACACATGGACCGATGGAGAAGAAGATCGGCCAAAGACGCAAATGATGCGCCGCGATTGGTCGATGGATGACTTCCGGCGGATCGAGAAGCTGCGGATCAAGAGGCGATTCTGGAATCAAATTGCCAAGAACTTCGGCGCAAGCGAAACGGCTACGAGCGACTTTTACAAGCGCATCATTGCCCAGCAAAACGAGAACATGACGAAAGAAGTCACAATCAGGCGGATGAAGATCATCAAGTGGATGCACGACGAAGGCTGCAATGCAAAAGCAATCAGCATGTTTATGCACTATGATCGAATGATGATCGAGAGCATCACCGGGAGGGAAGAGGAATGAAACTCGACATGACATCGCCAATCGTAAAGGCGATCTATCAGCGTTACGAAGACAACCGCCGCAACGCACACAGGCCGCATCTTGGCGGATCGCAGATCGGCAACGCTTGCGTTCGTGCGCTTTGGTATCAGTTTCGGTGGACCTATACAGAGAAGCACGAAGGCCGCATCTTGCGCCTCTTCGAGACGGGAGAGCGCGAGGAACTGCGGGTGATCCAGAACCTGCGCGCCGCCGGATGCACCGTCTGGGATCGCGATCCGGCAACAGGCCAGCAGTTCCGATATACAGCGCACCACGGGCATTTCGCCTTGAGCCTGGACGGAGTGGTCGAAGGCTTGCCTGATAGCACGCAGCCACACACGCTCGAAGTGAAGACCATGAGCGACAAGTATTTTAAAGTGCTGTGCAACCTCGGCGTCGAGAAGGCGAAGCCGGTCTACTATGCACAGTGCCAGATCGGAATGCACTTGAGTGGGCTGGATCGCTGCCTGTTCATTTCGGTCAACAAGAACACCGACGAGATTTATGCCGAGCGGCTCAAGGTCGATCATGACTTCGCAGGTGATTTGCTGTTCAAGGCTCAAGAGATCATTTTTGCAGATCGACCACCGCTGGGCATCAGCAATGATCCGGCATGGTTCGAGTGCAAGTTCTGCCCGTATCATTCGATCTGCCACGGCGATGATGCAGCGGAACTGAATTGCCGCACTTGCGCCTTCTCGACATCGTGCATTGATGGAGAATGGACATGTGAGAGGCACAAGAAGGCACTCGATGAGATCGACCAGCGCAGCGGCTGCGGTGATCACATATACAATCCGGCGCTAGTGAAGCTGCCGGTGCATGACAGCGGCGAAGACTGGATCGATTACATCAACGAAGACGGCGAGATCGTGAGGAACAAGGGCAGGGAGTTTAGCGTTAATTCATGATCCAGCCATTTTTAATAGGCGAAGGATGGATGCACATGCTGGACGGCGATCCGTCTTGTCGGGAAATTTTTGACCGTCATTACAGCAGATATGTCTACGCAGATGGCCGTAAGCCCAAGCTGTTCGTGGGGCCAGGTGAAAAGATGGTTTTAATGCAGGCCGATGGGCAGGCACTATGCGTCTGGCGGAAATTCATCAGCGGCAACGGGCAGCAGGGCGTCAATTGCGCTATCTACCGGAATGAAAGCGAAAGGAAGGCTTCCGAAATGTTGCGAGAGGCGATGGCAGAAGCTTGGGCCAGATGGCCGGGTGAGCGGCTTTACACTTATGTGAACCCGCGAAAGGTCAAACCAACAATTGAGCGTAGTCGTCCAGTCTGGGGCTGGTGCTTCTACAAGGCAGGATGGTCATACGTTGGCTTAACTGGACGTGGTCTTCATATTTTGGAGTTTAGCACATGCTAGAACTCCGCCCCTATCAACGCGCCGCCATTGATGGCCTTTACAATTATTGGTCAGACAAGAAAGGCGACAATCCGATCATTGTTGCTCCGACTGGCTCGGGCAAGAGCCTGATCATCGCGCACCTGATCAAGGATGCGATGAGTTATCCCGGCACGCGCGTCCTGATGCTGACGCATGTCAAGGAGTTGCTGGAGCAGAACGCTAGTGAGTTGGTGGCGCTCTATCCCGATGCAGATGTCGGCTTTTATAGCGCCAGCCTAAAGAAGAAGGTGCTGCGGAAGCCGATCACGTTTGCTGGCATCCAGTCGATCCACAAGAAGGCTTATCAGATGGTGCCAGCGCCTGATCTGGTGATTGTGGACGAGGCGCATCTGATCCCGAAGACAGACGGCACACGCTACAACAAGTTCCTCTCTGACCTCCGCATATGCAATCGCGGTGTGAAGGTGGTCGGTCTTACGGCTACGCCCTACCGGCTTGATAGTGGCTGGCTGCACGAAGGCGACAACGCAATCTTCGATGGCATTGCATACGATATTCCGGTGGCCGATCTCATGGAGCAGGGCTTCCTGGCCCCAGTGATTAGCAAGAGCGGCGTCAAGACCATCGACCTATCGAACGTCGGCAAACGCGGCGGGGAGTATATCGAAAGCGAACTAGCCAAGGCCGCATCGGACCCGGAATTGGTAACAGAAACGGTTGCAGAAATCGTGCGCTATGGTGCGGAGCGCAAGGCGTGGCTGGTCTTCGCTTGCGGAGTCAATCATGCAGAGTTGCTCCGCGCCGAATTCGAGACGCATAACATCGAGGCAGATGTGGTGACAGGTGCCGATGGCATGAGCGCACGCGCCGAGAAGATCGAGCGGTTCCGGCGTGGCGGAAGCAAGTGCCTGATCAACGTCAACGTCTTGACTACCGGCTTTAATGTCCCGCATGTCGACCTTGTGGCAATCGTGAGGGCGACCGAAAGCACCGGCCTATACATCCAGATTGTCGGGCGCGGAACACGCATCGCGCCGGGGAAAGAGAACTGCCTGGTGCTGGACTACGGCGACAACGTGATGCGCCACGGATTCATTGATCAGATCAAGCCGAAGATCAAAGGCCGCACGGAGGACGGTCAAGCCCCGGTCAAGAAATGCCCAGAATGTTTGACTGTCAATCATGCCGCCGTTAGAGTGTGCATCGAGTGCGGCCATGAATTCCCGCCTCCGCAGTTCAACCACGGAACGAAGGCATATTCTGGCGCGATGATCTCCACACAGGTACAGGCCGAATGGGTTGACGTTGACGATGTTGGCTATTCCCGCTGGCGCAAGGAAGGCAAGCCAGATAGCATCCGCGTCACCTATTATTGCGGCCTGATCAAAGTCTCCGAGTGGCTATGCCCTGATCACGGAGGCTATGCTGCGGAGCGATACCAGAAGCGGATGCCATCGCTAGGAGCGTCTGCCATGACCACCGAGGACGCCATGCAAGAGTGCGACCACTGGATCAAGCCGCGCAGAATAAGGGTGAAGCCGAATGACAAGTTCTACGACATTGTACAACTCGACTATAGCCAGCCCAAGCGCCTCACTGCCGAAGAGTTGGCAGAACTCCAAGAACCGCTGTTCTGATTGCGTGAGCCTGTACGATGCTCGATATTGCACTCATTGGCGTGACGTTGTACCTGATGATGTACAGAAAGAAG